AACAGCGAGACCACGCAGTTCTTCAGCAATTGCCTTGATTAAACTGTAAGTATTGACACTTCCGCTTAGACCTTTGATACGACTGCTGGCGCAAATGTTAAGATAGTCGATGTAGATGACGTCAGGTGTGAACTTCTTTTTCAGTTTAAGTTCATGTAGCAATGCACGGAAGTGACCGACATGCGCGCTTGCAGTTGGATATTCCTTAATGACAATCTTACCTTTTGTTCGGTCTGACAAGTTCTTAATCTTGGAGGAGAACGTGGCTTGTGACAGGTTCTTCAGTTCATCAATACGAACGTCAAGCAGGTTAGCATCAATACGTTCAGCAATACGTTCTTCTGCCATTTCCATCGTAATGTAAAGAACATCGCGCCCCATAGAAAGGTCAGCCGCTGCAAGGTGACACATACCCAAACTCTTACCAACGCCTGTATTATGCGAGGAGATTCCATTTGTGTAGTATCGGTTGTTATTATGCTCAACGTGAATATCAACAATTGGAATCTTCTTTCCGGTTTTTATGACTGTGCCAGGTTCATATCGCCCAGTATCACAGAAAAAGTGCAATTTTGATAAAGTAACTTCTTGAGCATTAAATATATCCTTCGCACTCATCCACCCTAACGTTGATTGGAAAAGATGATTTTCATTGCATGAAATATTCTTATCATTACAACTGAATGAGTATTCATCCCATTGACCTTTGTCGATAAAATCCGATATCTTAACCCAACCATCAGGAGATGAAACTTCAAGTGTATAACCGTTTTCGAGTAAAGCTTTCACTTCACCGATTTTAATTTCTTTTTCAACCGCAAGCGAAGTTATCCTCACAACAATTTTAGTATCAGGGTGAACACACCCAGCTAAGATGATATTCAGAGTCTTGCGAGGTACACCACCATTGGTAATTTGGTTGAACATATCAAGGTCAAACTCGATCTTATCTTCAACGTGATGATAAAAATCAAATCGACGATCTGCGTTCTCAAGGTAATCGTGACCTACGTTTGTGTCAAACGTAACGCTCAACGCCTTGTTCAAAATCTCTGGAATTGCTCCTTCGGCTTTATCGGCGCTTTTACCATCAATGATCGAGATGGCTTCCATAACAGCCAAATGAACGGCGCGATCCTTACACCACTTTTCGGTGCTATCTACAAGCCAATCATGTTCGGCTGGCTGAGGTGTAGCAAAATCATGAATAGCCTGAAGAATCTCATGTCGGTCTGGACGGACGGCAGCATTACTTTTTTGGAATTCAATGTCAAGTACGCTAGAGTTTGGCAGCTTATTGTACTTACTGATGAAGTCGAGAATCAGCTCATAAATTACGCGTTGTGAGCCCGTGAAGTATTCAGGCTTAATGTGAGGCATTGCCTTACGCGTGTATGGTTCGCTATTGACAAGATTATTTAATATAAGTGATTCGATTGAAACGTCAGTCATGTGGTCTTCCTATTATGTAGTCGTTGTTTGAAATAATGTCAGCTAAGATATCACCGATATGATTATTGAATTCGGGATCTTCTTTTAGCATGTCGCGGCGGTGTGTGAGGGAATCAGGCACGCTCTCGATTTTGTAGATAAATCGCAAACGTGCCTGATTTTTTTCCTCAATTATACTGACTTTACCATAACGGTAAACGATACCAGCATATCCGCTACTTGTTAATTGTATCAGGAATTGGTCTGGATGTAAATCATCTTCGACCAACAAGTAGTCTTTTCCTTCTTTCATTACTCTTCGTACTGCTCAATGATTTCATCATCGGACAAGTCCTTAGATGCAGTCTCAGTGATCATGTCACGTAGACCAATGGTATACTTGTCCTTAAGGTATTTGGCAAAGTCGGTGTTGTTAAACACCTTACCCCAGAAGTCAGCCGTCATAGTCTGCGCAGCTCGTAGGTTTTGTGTAAGTGGTTCTCCCGTTGCCTTATTCACTGCCATGTACCAACCATTCTTTGGCTTAATAACATATCCGCCATCAATCGCAACATCAAGCAATCCAGACCACTTCTGGATACCACCTTCCCAGCTTACGCTGATCGGGATCTTCGACTTTTCCTTAACAAAGCGAGATTTCTCAACATTGATAATGAAGTGATATCCTTGAATTTCGGTACCATCTTTATCTTGCTGACGTCCAAGAATCCAAATGTTGTCAGCGGAATAGGTGATGCCAGTACCACCACTAACAATCGCCTTCGGGAACAATCCAATTTCCTGGTAGGTGTGGTTGATCGCAATAAGCGGAATGTTCTTCATCGTAAGGTATGGAGTAACCATACGGAACAGACCTTTAAGCGCCTTAGCGCGTGTCATATCCGCGACGCTCTTTTCATTCAGAGCATCTTCAAGTTCCTTCTTACTTGCAAGGTTACCGACCGAGTCGATGACGATTGCAACCTTATCCTTACGGTCGATTTGGTCAAGTTGGTTAACCAAGTCAAACTTTAGTTCTTCGACGTTCTTGATCGGAATATGTAGAACACGTGATGTATCAATGCCAAAGCTTTCAAAGTATTGCTGCGGTGATCCGAATTCGGAATCATAGAACATAAGAATCGCGTCCTTATGCTTTTTCAAATAGCTTGCTGCCATAAGAAGAGCAAAGCTAGTTTTGAAGTGCTTAGACGGACCTGCAAGAACTGTTAGTCCGCTGGTAAGTCCACCGTCAATGCTGCCACTAAGAGCAACATTAATCATCGGCACTGGTGTAGGAGTAATATCCTTTTCCGAATAGAAGTCTGATTCCGACAGAACATCGGCTTCTTTAATTCGGCAATTCTTTTTTAATTTTTCGAGTATAGATGACATGTGTTATTATGTTATTATTGTATATCAGTTTTATGTTTATGTAAATGGAAAAACTCATCAAGCTCCGCAGTATTTGCTGCATAAGTTTCATCAAGAGTAACGCGAACAACTGTCTTGTTCTTGTTGCTCTGTTTGATGTACGAGCAGTCTCCATTGATTGTTTTGCCGTCAAGATATTCAAGTACATTAAGCATCATGTCACGTGCAGTCGTAACTGGAACGTTTTGGCAAATGTGGTTAATCTTAGAGAGCGGCTTATCACCTACAAGATTAAAATCATCTGGCATCTTCATCAGACGAAGACCATCACGAATCGTAATGTACTTTTCAGTCTCTGGATTGATTAGGAAGTATGGAAGCGGTCCAATAAATGCTGGAATGGAGTTACCTTTTGGAAGAGTAACACCGTGCGCCCAATAACCTTTACCATCATCCAATTTAGCCTGCATAGCACGTGCGCGATTAGCTGTATGCGAGAATCCATTTGCATCCATCCAATCTGCAACTTCTAACAGACCTTTACCGTATCCACCGTCGGTGTTCACGATCAAGTTTGTTGTCTTCTCAAAGTGAGTGGACAATTCACGGATTGTCTTTGATCCAGTCATTGCCATGTTATAGGCAACCCATGCATTTGCAGTTGGACATTCTTGGTTTGTAAGAACGTTCATTGGATCTTCAGCGTCCTTTGGAATCTTCAATAGATCGACAACCGGTTCTTCTTCCTTACGATGCCATGGGAAGATAGGAGCAGTATCACTCTTTGTAAAGAAGTAGAAAGTGCGCGGTCTCTTTTGCGATAGACCATGCAGACGGCTTTCAGTGTAGTAAAGATTCAGACTGTATCCAAGTTCTTTACCAATTTCATGTAGACGATCTGCTACTTTCTTACCGCTGTTACCATACAATCGTGGAGCGTTTTCTCCCCAAAAGACAGTTGGCTTGATTGTGCCAAGTACGTATTCGGCAGTGCGATACATCCAATCATTGGTTGCACTGTTTTCACTGCTTGTTGTACTAAAGCTTGATAATCCAGCACAAGGGCATGTTGTAAGAACAACGTCTACATGCGGCGCTACATAGTCAGGATCTTCGTCCAAGAAAACATAATCACCGGACCAGCCTTTTTGTGTACGGATATAATTGATGTAGTGTTCGTCGTTATTCTTAAATGGGGTGTATGACAGTACATATTCAGGTAGTTGTCCATTTAGAGCTTCAGCCGTACCTAATACTTCACCTCCAATTAGAGG